AGGTCATCCGGTCGCTCGGGATGGATTTGATGCGGATGGTGTTTCAGCAGACCGTCACGGCTCCGCTGGCGGCGGGCATCAGCGGTGCAATCCTCAAGGGCTTCGGCGCTCGCGCAATGGGCGGACCTGTCAGCGCGGGTTCCCCCTACGTCGTCGGCGAAAAAGGCCCAGAGCTATTCGTGCCCAGCTCCTCGGGCAGCATCGTGCCGAACGGCGCAATGGGCAGCAGCGGCGGGGGCTCGGGCGGCGTCACGGTCAATTACAACATCGCCGCGGGCGTCTCGCGCGCCGAGCTGGTGCCTATCCTCGAACAAGAGCGGCGGCGGCTCAAGGCGGAGATTCCCGACATGGTGCGGCGCGGGGGTGGCTACCGTGCAGCGTTCGCTTAAACGTCATGGCTATCACCTACCCACTTTCTCCGCCGTCTCCGTTTAACCTTTCGCGCTTGTCGCTCACGGGCGTCTCGGCGGTGTCGCGCAACACGTCGCCCTTCACCTTGCAGACGCAGCAATACAACCACGCAGGCCAAGCGTGGCTCGGCTCGGTTGATTGTCCACCGATGACTCGCGCGGATGCCGAAACGATGCTCGCCTTCTTGCTGAAGGCGCAGCGCGGCACGTTCTACTTTCAGGACTACGCAAACACCGCTCCGCGAGGCGCAATCTCTGGCACGCTTGTCGTCGCTTCAGCGACCGCCAATTCTTCGACGCTGACTTACACTGGGACAACGGGCGGGACGGAGTTTGCGCTTGGTGACTGGCTGCAAATCTCGACCTCGCTCTACAAAGTCATCCAGCTAAACGGAGCTGGCAGCGTCGATGTCTTTCCGGTGCTGCGCAAAAGTTACGCAGCCACGACGGCAATCGTGAAGACGAACGCAAAAGGCGTTTTCCGCCTCGCGCAGCCGACGACGGAGTGGTCGATCGAACTGGCAAGCGTTTACGGCATCAGCTTTTCAATCGTCGAGGACGTCGAGACATGAGCATCACCACAGCAGGACGCGGACTGACAAACGACATGGTCACCGAGGTGAGCGCATCGCAGCTCTCGCCGATCCTGCTCGCTTCCCTTTCCTTCGCGACGCCGGTGCATATCTGGACCGGCTACGGAACGATCACGGTCGGCAGCACGGCGTATCTGGGAATCGGGACGCTCGGCTCGATCTCGCCGGTCGAGGAGACGACGGACCTCGCGGCGCGCGGCATTTCCATGCAGCTATCGGGCGTTCCCACGGCGATGCTGGCCGTTGCGCTGACCGAAAATTATCAGGGCAGAGAGTGCTCGGTTCTGTTTGGCGCGCTTGAAGCCAGCGGCGCACTGGTGTCGTCGCCGGTCACGATCTTCTCGGGGCGGATGGACGTCATGAGCATCAACGACGACGGGCAGGATGCGACAATCATCATGACCGCCGAGAACAAGCTCGTGGACTTCCGTCGCCCGCGTGAAGTGCGCTACACCGACCAAGAGCAGAAAAACCTTTTCCCGTCCGACAAGGGACTAGAGTTCGTCACGGCGATTCAAGAAAAGCAAATCTACTGGGGCAACGCCAAGCTCGTCGCGCCGGTGAACGAAGGCGGCGGCGAGAGCGAGCGCACCGGCTACGAATGAACATGGCCACGCGCTGCAATAACTGGCCGGACCTGCTCACGGCTTACATCGAGCGCAAGCGTCACGAGGCGTTTGCTTGGGGCTCCAACGATTGCTGCCTCTTTGCGGCGGACTGGGTGGAGCTCTGCACGGGCAAGGATTACGCCGAAACGTGGCGGGGTCGCTACTCGTCGGGGCTCGGTGCGGTGCGCGTTCTCGACCAAGCTGGCGGCGTCGAGGCTCTGGTCGATGCGTTGCGCCTGCACCGCGTGGCGCCGCAGCAGGCTAGGCGTGGCGACATCGTTGCGCAGCAAGCTGGCGGCGGCATAACGCTCGGGATTTGTCTCGGTCTCACGACAGCCTTTGTCGCCAAGACCGGTCTTGTTTTCATGCCGATTTCTAACGTCGAGACCGCTTGGAGAATTTAAAATGCCTCAAGCAATTCCAGCCCTAATCGCTGCTGCTGTTGCCGCAGCAAAAACGATAACACTCACAGCGGTTGTGAAATTCGCTGCGATCACTGCCGCGTCAATGGCCGCGTCGAAACTACTCGCGCCCAAAATGCCGAGCTTCTCCGACTCGTCGCTCTCGGAGCGCAGCCAGATGGTTCGTTCTCCGATCGCGGCGCGGTCAATAATTTACGGCCGTTGCCGCGTCAGCGGGACCATCGTTTACATTTCGACGACTGGCACGAAAAACGAATACCTTCACCTCGTCGTTGCTCTGGCCGGCCACGAGGTCGAGGCAATCGACGAGATTTATTTCAACGATGAAGAGGTGCCGCTGTCAGGAAATCAGCCGACCGGATTTTACTCGGGCGTTGCGCTCATCAATAAAAAGCGCGGAGTGCCGAATGACACAGCGGACCAAGATTTGATCGACGCAACCGTCAACCTCACAGACGGCAAGTGGACATCAGATCACAAGCTCTCTGGCATCGCCTACCTCTACGTCCGACTGACATGGGACGCGGAGAAATACCCGAGCGGCATACCGAACATCAGCGCCGTCGTGCGTGGCAGAAAGGTCTTTGACCCGCGCACAAGCACCACCGCCTACTCGGCAAACGCCGCGCTCTGCTTGCGTGATTACCTCACGAACTCGCTCGGCATGGGCATGACGAGTGCGGAGATGGATGACACGGCGTTTGGCGTCGCGGCGAACGTCTGCGACGAGGACATCGAGATAAAGCCGGTGACGACGCCAACGCCGACCGAAGAAAAGCTCTACGAAGCGAACGGCGTCGTCTCGACCAGCGCATCGCCCGATGAGAACATCGGCAAACTTCTTTCGGCGATGGGCGGACTGATCGCCTACACCGGCGGCAAGATCGCGCCTTACGCTGCGGCCTACCGAATCCCGACCGTGACGTTCAGCGAGAAGCATTTCGTGGGGCCGATCAGCGTGCAGACGCGCACGAGCGCACGCGACCGCGTGAACTCGGTGAAGGGCGTTTACCTAAGCGAAATCAACAACTGGCAGGTCACGGACTTCCCGACGATCACGGATGCAACCTATGTTTCCGACGACAATGGCGTAGTTTTTTTCCGCGACGTGGTGCTGCCGTTCACGACTTCCTCGTCGTGCGCGCAGCGCCTCGCGGTCATCGAGCTTCGCCGCGCTCGCGAGGAGATCACGATGTCGGCGCGCTTCCGATTAGAGGCGATGCAAGTGCGCGCGGGCGACACGGTGATGATCACCAACTCAAAGCTCGGATTTTCCTCTAAGGTCTTCGAGGTCATGGAGTGGAATTTTGCGAGCGGCGGAAATCCTCCCGAGGTATTCGTGGACATGACGCTGCGCGAAACCGATTCGTCGGTCTATTCGTGGAATGTCACGGATGAAATCTACACGGCAGGCGCGCTTAACACGACGCTGCCGGACCCGTTCACGATCAGCGCGCCGACAAATCTCTCTTTGACTGCGGACGGCACGACGCAGTTCATCCAAGCCGACGGCTCGGTCATGCCGCGAATCAGGGTCGCGTGGACTCCGCCAGCCGTAGGCTTTATTGAGTCTGGCGGCGCTGTCGTCATCGAATACAAGCCGAGCACGAGCACGACTTATCTGACATGGAGCCGCGTCGAGGGGGCGCAGACCGAGGACTTCATCAGCTCGGACGTGAAGATCGGCACGAACTACAACGTGCGAATTTACGGCGAAAGCTATTTCCGCATTTCTACGAGTTACCTCAGCGGAACGATCACCGTCGCTAAGGACACCACCGCCCCAAGCATCCCAACCGGCCTCACCGCCGTAGTCGGCACGGGCCGCGCCGTTTCGCTCGACTGGAACGACAACACCGAGCCCGACTTTTCGGAGTATGGCATTTACCGGCTCACATCTCCCGTCACCGCTTCCGCGCTGAAAATCGCCGAGGTCCGCGCGTCGCGCTTCGTGGATACGGACGTGGACATCGGGACGACGTATTATTATTGGCTTAACGCTTACGACTCGGTCGAGAACGTGTCAGGGTTTGCACCCTACGTTGAGGCCACGCCGGTCGTGATTACCGCTGGACCGATTGACTCGACGCCACCGAGCACGCCCAGCGCGCCTACCTTCGTTTCGGAATCGACTTACTCGGCAACCGACGGCGGAACATTCGCGAAGATCACCATCGACGCTCCCGCGCTTCCTGCGGGCGCGCGAGTCAATCAAGTGCTTTACAGGGTCAGCGGCTCAACCGATTTCCTTATCGCCTGCGAATTAACCGCAGCAGGAAACGCGACCATCGACGATCTCACGGTCGGGGCGGCATACGTTTTCGCGATTCGCGCCGTGTCGTTCAGCAACGTGCGCAGCACGGTATCGGCTACGTTGTCGAGGACCGCGCCGAGCAACACGACGGCGTCGGCTAACCCTACTGGATTCACGGCAGAAGCGCCAAGTGCTACAAATTTGATTCCGCCTAGGGTGTTCAATACCTCCCAGATGTTGGCGGCGACAGTCCGATTTACGCGTAGCACATCGCGCGATGTTTCTTACATGGAGTTTGAGGCTTCTTCTTCTAATGTCACAGCTCCAGTTTCATTTTCGTATCGCATAAACGAAAGTGAAGTAGAGTTTTTTTACTACACCACCCTTGCTGTAAATGCGTATTTATGGGTGAGAACAGTAAATTCAAGCAACGTCGCATCTACAGCGGTTTACACAGGACTCAATATGGTTTCATACATTGCGATTCCTGCCGCAACGATGATAACGCAGAACGCGGATGACATAACCACCACCGGAATCAAAACTGGAGGCGGCTCATCCACGCTGCAAGTCAATGTCGTCTATGAAATCAACACGGTCGTCACGCTGACAGGTGGCAGCACGACCGAGAACGTGAACATCTCGCTTACAAATCGCGGATTCAGCACGAAGCCCGATGACGGTCTGGTCGCGGTCGAGGACGTGCTGTATCAGGGATTCTATGACTCGCAGGCCGCTGGCTCAACATCGACAAACGCGGTCATAAAAATCTACCGCAACGACGGCGGCACGCTCGCATCGGGCAACCTTCGACTCTCGGCGCGGTTCACCGACTACTTTTAA